AAATATTTTAGATATTAAAGTTGAGATGCCAGAAAACGACAAGAGTTTGATTCAATTGACGGATGATATTACGATTAAACTTAGATATCCGGAATATTCTGTATTGAAAAAAATAACTCAAATGGATAATGTTTCTGATGTTGCTTTTGAAATGATTGCTGAATGTGTAGATTACATATATGATGGAGAACAATATTATTATGGTAATGAAGTCTCTCAGAAAGAAATGGTCGAATTTATTGAAAATTTAAATCAACAGCAGTTTCAGAAAATCGAGGAGTTTTTTTCTGATATGCCTAAACTGGAAAAGAAAATAGAAATAAAGTGTTCGAAATGTTCATTTCAACATAACATTGATGTTCAAGGGCTCGAAAATTTTTTCGGTTAACCTTTTGTCATGACAATCTGAAAAATTATTACAGAACTAATTTTTCTTTGATGCAACACCATAAATATAGTCTTACGGAACTTGAGAATATGATACCGTGGGAGAGAGATGTTTACGTCGCAATGCTTATACAATATATTGAGGAAGAAAATTTAAAAATAAAACAAAGACAAAACGAAAGAAAATTTAAATAATGCCTCAGATAGCATATCTTCTTTCTCCAAAAGGAGCAACGAATCAACAAAAGGAAAAACCTGATGTTGAAAATTCACCTATATCATCTTACGCCGGAAGTCTTAAAAATAAATTTAAACCTAAATCTGTTGAGCCTAAAGGTTCAAGTGTTTTTAGTCGAGTATTGGGAGCAATGGGTTTAGGTGAAAATAAAGCCAATCAAAAACTGAATGAAATTTATTCCTTACTTCAAAAAATTGAAGAGAAGAAGGAAAAAGATTATCAGTACAAACGCCTGAACGAAGAAATAGAAAAGAGTGAAGAAGAAAATAGACACAAAGAGATTGTGAATCTATTTGTCAGCGCGACAAAACGGGTAAAAAGAAAAACATTTTTTCGCAAAGCAATGGGCGGAGGATTACCTTCATCTTTATTATTGTTAGGTGGTACAATCGGTTTACTTACTTTTGGCAAAGATGCAATGGCGTCGGCTAAAGATAGTATGCAGACTGACTTGGTTGAATCTATTCAAAAACAATTCACAGAAGTTTTTAATAAAACTAAAAAAGAAGTTGATGATATAGATTATAAAAGAGAATATGAAAACATAAGACAATACTTTGCAAAAGATTTCGAATCTATATCACAAGGTGACTTGGAACTAGGCACAGTAAAAGATTCTGATGTTAGAATGGAAACCACACCTTTTCCTCCTGAAGGAGAGAAACCGTCAGAACCACCAAAAGTGGAACAAATTCAACCTCCAGTTGATAAACGTCAGGCTGAGGTAACAGCATATCCATCAACAGAATCAACGGAATCAACTGCTGTTCCAATTACCAGAAGCAGCGCACCAATGACTGCTACACCAACTGCTCGCCGTGCTGCTTCGTTGACGGCTCAAGGTGAAGTCGGCAAAAGAGAAAAAAATCCTGTAACTCAAATTGTAGAAAATGACCCTTCACCTGGTTATAAATCTTATGGGATTTTTGGCATGAACTCCAAACGTTCTAGACCCAATAACCCATCTTCGATAGAAGATTTTATTACGAGATATCCAGAATTTGGTTTGAAAGGCCTCAAACCTGGCTCTAAAGAATTTGATGAGAGATGGAAAGCTTTAGGGCAAACAAATAATATAAATTTATTAAATGCGCAAATTCAATGGTATGAAAATACTATATTTAATCCGTTAAGAAATAGTTTATTGAAAGAATTACCAGAGAGATTGGCAAACGATGAGCGCGTATTGATTTATATGGCAGATAGAAGGGCGCAATATGGATATGTTGCTGAAGGTGATGCACTCAGATATGCCAGAATCGCATCGACACCTGAAGAATTCATTCGAAAAATGTCTGAATTCGATAGAAATCCAGAAAACATCAAAAGAGCATTTGAAACTAAAATAGGCACAACTTCACCTGAAAAAGTGCCAGGCTTGATACAAGGGCTGATAAACCGTGTGAATCTAAGAGAACAAAAAGCATTAAATCCTGAAAACATAGGAACAATAGGTTCTACTCTGAGCCAGGGATCCTCAGAATTAAAGCTTTCTCGTTTATTCGATGATATGAGTGTTTCAGATTCAGGAATGCAAGGTGTAATAAACAATGTAAATGTAATGGCTAGTAAAACAATAGTTAGAAGAATTAATGCTTCTATCCACGATCATCCTATGGTGGCATAAAAAATGGACTATCAATCAGCAAAAGAAATACGAGGCAGAAGTTTAACATCTCTAATTACATCTAGAATGATGGCTGGGCGAGGTGTTGGATCTGCTATTTCAAAATCTGTTTCTTTGAAAATGAGAGCAAAGGTTACAGGTATCAAAGAAAAATTTGATCCAATGAACATTGCAAGATTCATGACAGGAGGTAGTAGATTTGCCACTGCTGCTGTAGGTAGATTGACAGGTAGATCAACAAAAGATATTGAATATTTTGCAGGTTCAAAAAAGAAATATTCAAGAATGAATCGCCCAGTAAAAACAAGTGAAAAATTAAATGCTACATCAATTGGAACTCTGAGTGATATGCTTACCTTTTTTCAGTTGGTAGATAAACGAGATTCAAAGAGAAGAGAATTAGACCGCGCATTTGCAGAAGAAAAAGAGATGGAAAGTGAGAGAAGACATAAAAATTTTCTGTCTGTATTAAAGAATTTTATTGATAGTGTTTCAACTCAAACAAAGGCTATTCCAGAGAAAGAAGAAAAAAAAGATGGAATAATGTCGGGGTTATTACCTATACTATCATCAATGTTTGGTGCTTTCAAATCATTAATATCAACTTTGTCAAGTTTACTGACAACATTTATTTTACCTTTAATAAAATCACTAATCTCTTCGATAGTGAGTTCAATACTTTCAGGTGTAAGATTTTTAATCTCATCGTTGCTCAAAGGTGTTCTACAAGCATTATCTTGGATAAGTAAAATAAGATTTTTACCCCTGTTTAGATTACTATTAAGGGCTGCTGGACCATTAGCATTAGGTTACTTGCTTTATGAATTAGTTAAACTTGCGGCTGAAAAAATGTCAGATCAAAAATATCTTACGCCACAAGAAGCTATGAATTTATTGAAAGGTGCACAAACAATTGGAGCTTTGGAAGGTTCAGGTGGATATGAAAAAATAGTTGACATGGCTAAATTCGGTAAAGTTCGTGCAATCGGCTTGATGCAAAGCTATGCAGAGAATCCTGATGATATTGAAACAAAAATTGAAATAAGAAAAATGGGAGGATTTAAAAAAGTTCAAGAAATAGCAAATAGTGCTATTATAGATGAAGCTGAAATACCTTCTTTAGAAGAAATAATCAAAAGAACTTTAGAACCAATGCCAGCATACAAGGATTTGTCAAGACTTAAAGGTGTTCAACGTACTCAATTTCTTGAAAAATATAGAGAAAGTGGAGTAAGAAGGGATTTGGATGAAGAGGATGTTTTACAGGAAGTTGATTTAAGAAAAGCAATCGATTATTACAAGAAAAACTATGATTATGAAGTGCCACAAATGGACTATGGTTCAGCTAGCCCAGAATCATTAACAACACTTGAAAATTCTATAGGTACGTTTGCACCTCTTACTGATCTGGAAAAAGAAAATATGAGATTGCATGAGCAAGCCAGAATGGAATATGCCCGTTCAGTACAAACAAGAGCAAGCCCACCTATTGCAACGACAACTAGAACATTAAGCACAACTGATGAGCAATCTCAAGTAGCAGATACGAGAAATAGAGACAAAATATTTACAAACGCAATTAGAAGAAGTCTGGCGCCATTATAAAAAAAGGGAGCTTTCGCTCCCTTTTACTTTAGTCTTCTTCAGCTAGTTTGCTGAAGTATGACAAATCATCCTCATCACTATCAACATCAACTGGTGCAGCCTTACGTGCTGGTGCTGCTTTAGCCTGCTCAACTGTGGTCTTTGGTTGAGGAGCTTGCCCACTCAAACCTAGAACTTTATCGAGTTTAGCTTTCAGTTCATCATAAGACTTGAAATTTTCTGGTGCGAGAAACTCTTTGAGTGAGTGTTCAGATTTCCAGATACTTTCGAGCCTATCATCATCAAAATCACCAAGAACAGAAGCAGACTCAAATTCCGATTTGTCATAGTTTTGATATCCTTCTACTTTACGGATTTTAAGTTTGAAGTTTGCACCTGCCCACAGATCAAAAGGATTAACAGCCTTTTCATCTTCAAACTGAGGGTTCATTGCTTCATTAATCTTATCGAAGATTTTCTTTCCATACTTGTACAGAAATACTTTACCTTCGTTTTCCGGATTCTTTGGATCTTCTACGATGTAGACGTTAGAGATGTAAGAGAGGCGACGTTTCTGCTTACGGGCAATCTCTTTGTTTGCTTCGACACCAGAATTCCAGAGTTGAGTATTATACTCAGAAACGGGATCTTTCTGCCCAAGAGTAGTCAAAGAGTTTTCGATGTACCAGCCACCGGGACCCTGAAAGCCATGATTGAAAACCTTGACCCAAGGAAGCGCATCATCACCATCAATAGCTGGCTGAGGTAGAAAACGAATAACAGCATAGCCATTACCTGCCTTATCTACTTCAGGTTTCCAGAAGTTATCTTCTTTTGATGGGGATTCTGCGGTGTTGAGTTGCTCGATTGCTTTTGCAAGCTTTTCGAGATTACCTGAGGAACGTTTGAGACTTGCGAAGTTTGACATGGTATTTTCCTTATATTAACGTTGTATTGCGATGTATAGCGATTTGTCCAAAATAACATTATATACGATTATTTAGTTCAAATCAATGTACTTCTTTAGTTCAGTGATGGTAGAGATGGCATCCGTATGAAGAATGCCAATACCACCTGCTGCATTCCATTGTTCGATAACAATTTCTGTGTCATCGATCAAAATAGAATTTGGGTTTGCATATTGCTGCTTTAGACTTTTACCTGGCACAAAAATTTTAGGCCACGTAATGTTAGCAACATTTGCCAGCCATTGCATCTTTTGCATGGCTACTTTGAAATTATCTTCAGGTGTTCGTGTTGACGAAAGAATGCATTTTTCCACCGGGAGAGAATCGAGATATGATACAAGAAAATCAAAGTCTGGCATCTTATCAAGAGATTCAAAATGTGAACCATCGACCATTAAATTAAAATTGGGAGCAAAACCTCTTTCAGTTTTATAGTCTGATGGCAGCTTACCTGTGAGTTCTTTAAACCTTTTAACAAAGTCTGCAATCACGCCGTCCATGTCAACATAAATTTTTGTTACGCTAACTGACATATTTTTCCCTTTAAAATATTTTTTAACTTAGGCTTATCGTAATTTAAAAACGGTTGATACTTCTCACACTTCATTGCAAAATCTGGAAAAACAATGTCATCTGATATTTTTTTCAACCACATCGGTAGAAAGTTTAATATGTCGTTAAGTATGACGATTGTTTCTAACTTAATTTTGCTT